CAAAGCGCCCCCTGGGTAGTAGATATTGGTAAACACAAAGAGATATATACCAAATTTAAACAGGAATACAATGATTTATTTGTGTAAATATGGTATAATATAAGCGTGGGATAGGAGTGCACGCCGACAAGAACGGTTTCCTGACCGTTCTTCCCACAATTAAAATTCAGGAGCACTACAGGAGGTGTTTTTATTATGCAAATTTGCGGGATTTACGCTATTGAAAACTTGGTTAACGGGAAAGTTTATATTGGGCAAAGTGTCGATGTTAAAAGAAGGTTTATAGGGCATGTATCTGAATTACGCAATAACAAGCATGCAAATATATATTTACAACGTGCATGGGACAAATACGGTTCAACTAATTTTGCTTTTAAAATAATAGAACTGTGCGATGAACACGAGCTTAATGATAAAGAAATTGAGATTATTTCGTTTTTTCGCCAAAAGATGGAATTGTACAATATTAGCGATGGCGGTAACGGCAGTAGGGGAGTTGTAAAATCCGAAGAAACCAGGAGAAGGATAAGTGAATCAAAGAGAAACCCCTCCGAAGAAACAAGAAGAAGGCTAAGCCAAGCGGCAAAGGGCAGAAAACATACCGATGAAAACAAAAGAAAACTAAGTGAAATATTTAAGGGTCGTGTTTTTTCAGAAGAAACAAGGGGCAAAATAAGTGAAGCGACAAAAGGCAGAGTCCACAGCGAGGAAACTAAGCGGAAAATAAGTGAAAATAGCATAAACATATCCGATGAAACAAGAAGAAAAATGAGCGAATCCCATAAAGGTAAAAAATTAAGCGATGAACAAAAGGCCAAAATAGGCAGGGCAGGTTTGGGTAGGAAATTATCTGTGGAAGCCAAGGAAAAGATAGGCAAATCAAACAGGGGTCGCATTAGGTCAGAAGAAACCAGAAAAAAATTAAGTGAATCACACAAAGGTTATGTTCCAACAGAGGAACAAAAGAGAAAACAAAGCGAATCACTGAAGGAATATTGGAGAAAGAAAAATCAAACAAAAGGAGCGAGAATATGATTAACGGCAAGGCCATAAAAGCCATAATACCCGCCCGAATGACTTCATCCCGCTTACCCGGCAAGGTATTAATGGATCTGGCTGGACGACCAGCCTTGCAAAGGGTTATCGAAAGAGTCAAAGTGTCCAAATTACTTGATGATATCGTTATTGCAACCACTGAAAACAAAGCCGATCAGCCTATTGTTGAGCTATGCGAACAGTTGAATTGTAATTATTTCCGTGGTTCAGAAAACAACGTCCTTGAGCGAATATTAGGGGCGGCAAAAGCATACCAGGCTGACATAATTTGTGAACTGACGAGTGATTGCCCATTGATTTTTTGGGGGCACATTGACCATTTGATTAACTTACACATGCAGGATTATCCAGAATATGATATGACAACAAACATACTGACCAGGACATTCCCAAGAGGGTTCGACCTGCGGGTTGTGAACATTGAAGCCCTGGGAAAATCATATAAAGAAATCGACAACAAAATTGACCTTGAACATGCCCTGACATGGATTTACTTGCACCCTGAAGGCAGTAAAAACTATAAGGTTTTGAACTGGGAGGCTCCACCAGGGCAGCGAAGGCCAGACCTGGAATTTACGCTAGACACAGAATCCGACCATGAACTTTTAGGTTGGATTTTTTCTTTTGGCGGCAACGGATATAATCTGGAACTTAACCCGACTCAGATTATCGGCCTGATGGACACCTACCCACACATGCTCCAAAAAATCAAAGCGATCAAGAGGAAAGATTACTTTCAAGAATTAGGGGCCGCATACAAGGCCCAAAAAGGAGCGAAAAAACAAGATGAAAAAGTACAACGCCCTGATAATCGGGGCCGGGGGACAGGGAGCATTAGCGGACGCGCCGGGAAGCGGAAATGAGCATAAGATCATAAGTTTTGCGAAGGCATTTAAGGAGCATCCTGGGTTTGAACTTGTCGGTATTGCTGACAAAAACCATGATGCGGCAAATGATGCAAGGCAAATATGGGGCATTAAATGGTGGACGTATGGAAATAATTCTCACGATTTATTTTTTCTAAACAACGGGCAAGACTTTGAAATTGATATTGCCATTGTCGCCACACCGGATGATACCCATTACGAAATCCTCAAACAGCTTGCAGAATACCCGCTAAAGCTTGTCATCTGTGAAAAGCCCCTTTGCACCGACCTGCAACAGGCCCGCGAGATTGTGTCGCTGTACAAGGCCAAGGGGATCCCGCTGATGGTCGATAACACCAGAAACTATATACCATGTCTAAGGAACCTAACCAAAGAACACGGGAAGGCTGTTGCTGGTTATTGTTTATTTAATAGGGGTTGGTTACATACTGCAATTCATGCTATTGGGTTTTTTAGTATGCTTGATTTAGAAAACTACAGGATTAAAGAAATTAAAGATGCCGATCACAGAATATGGAGTTTAGTTGTTGTTTTTGAGGATGATTATATATGGTCAGAAGAACGAATAACAAATGATATGCCTGTGCCTGAATATTTAGATTTACATATGCAATATGTAATAAACAATGCGTATAATTTTTTAGATGGTAGAGAAGAATTGATATATACCGGGGAAATGGCGCTAAAAGACCTAGAAACTTGTGTAAATTTAATGAATAATATGATATAATTACTATGTGGGATAGGGAATCGCGACCCGAAAGCATAGTTTCCTGACTATGTTTCCCACAGTATTAAAATCAGGACAATAAATTGCTAAAAAATATGGCTTACATTATACTCACGTTAATAAAATAATTAAAAGAGAAATATGGAAACATATTTAGAAGCCTTCACCGGCTTCTTTTTATTTTAGGAGGAGCGAAAAAGATGATTGGAAAAGAGGAAAGGGAAGCGGTTATTAGGGTTATGGATAGGGGAATTTTGAGTGGTTTTCAAGGAAATTGGTCGGACGCGTTCTATGGGGGCGCAGAGGTTCGAGCATTAGAGAAGGAATGGTGTGAATATTTCAATGTAAAACACGCAATCGCTACGAATTCGGCGACATCTGGTTTATGGCTTGCGTGCGCCGCTATCGGCTTAAAGCCTGGTGATGAATGTATTGTGAGTTGCTACAGTATGACCTGCTCAGCTTCCATACCGCTCCACTTTGGCGCTAAGCCCGTATTTGCTGACATAGAGCCTGATTACTACTGCCTCGATCCTGCCAGCATAGAAGCGGCAATTACGCCCCGCACAAAGGCAATCATAGTGGTCGATCTCTTCGGCCAGCCCTACGATGCCGATGCTATCAACGCCATAGCGAAAAAGCACGGCATCATGGTCATCGAGGACGCAGCGCAAAGCATAGGCGCTACCTACAAGGGCAAATACGCCGGGACGCTTGGAGATATTGGTGTCTTTAGTTTAAACAAAAACAAGCATATACAGTGCGGCGAGGGCGGGGTGATCGTGACCAATGATGATGAGTTGGCAATGCGGCTGAGATTGGTAATGAATCATGCCGAGGCCGTTGTCAACGATATGGACAGACAGAATAAACTTGACATGCAATTCGTCTCGCGCTCTGATATGAGGATAAATAACCTAGTTGGCCTCAACCTCCGCATGACAGAACTCTCCGCTGCCGTTGCTAGGGAGCAGTTGAAGAAGTTGGAGGGAATACTGAAGAAGGTCAGGGAACATGCGAAGTATTTCCCGGTGAAGGTAAGGCCGGGGTGTGAGCATGCGTTTTATCGGTATGCGTGGATGCTACAGCAACCGACCATGTTACCACCGGAAAACTTTAACTTTAAGCGGCACTATATCACGCCACTTTTTAAACTTCCATTATTTAAGACATTGGGATATAACCAGGAGCAGTGTCCAGTATGTCAAAACGTTGAAGAAAAAATATGTTTGGCGTGGCTGAAGGAAACACCTTAAAATGTTTATTTTTTTTAGGCCTGGCAGAGACTAACAGGTCGAGGAAACGTAACATATGGCCGCATGTTTAAAGGCGGCTGAAAGAGATATAAGCAAGGAGGTTTGACTATTATGACAGTACCAGGATTGGGCGGTAAGCCACTCAAATTCAAGGATGCTGATGAGCTGAGAAAAGATGCACAGAATTACTTTGATTCATGCTGGGAAGAAGCATGGGAGCATCTTCTTACAAGAGATAAACAGGGCAATATTGCAGAAGATAAATGGATACAGCAATTTGACAGGGAAGGCAATCCAATGATGAGACTCAGGGAAAGGCCGACTATCACAGGGCTTGCGCTTGCACTTGGGACGAACAGAATGACCCTGCTTGACTATGACAAGAGAACCGACGAGTTGGGCGCTATTGTCAGGGAAGCAAAGGCTTTGGTAGAATACTACTATGAGAAGGGCACCAGTGAGGGCGACATTCACCCGGCAGTAGGTATATTCGCGCTGAAGAACTTCAATTGGACTGATGTGTTGCAGATTAACACCAATATACAGCCTGAACAGTTAACACCGGATGATATAAAAAGGCAATTAATGAAAAAGAAGAAAGGTAAAGCGGAGTAAGAGAATAGGTGAAAAATACGTGTTTCCTTACACGTTAAAAAGGGAAGATTTGGAAATGTCGGAATGTGTCGAATCTTATCGAAATACAACCATCAATATGGTAATTGGTTTTGCATACAAAATGTATAAGGATACACATAAATGACAGCAATGAACCAATTTGGTGATTATGCCTACTATATATGGTATGTATAGCAGTGCATATATTATGTAAACCACAGACAAACCCTGCAAGCCTTGGTATCACTGACATTGTGGGAATGTGGGTAGTTGCCATAATGCTTATTATCGGAACAAAACACTTGTTCTATATGTATTAATATTCATTCAGTCCATTGTTTAACTGGTAATAGCAATTCGACATCCAATATATGAGGGGGCGGGGGGTTGATTTGTCCTATTCGATCGGCAAGGCCCGCCGTTAACCCATAAGAAAATTTTCACCAAACAAAAAGGCCATTAATCTTGGCAGTAGTTCAATGGTAGAGCGGCAGAAATCCAATCTGTTACGGTGTTTCGATTCCAC